CACGCGTTAACGTGCCAGGGGTCTACGGTCGATCTCGTGGTCGACTCGTGTTTCTCCTCTGATGCCTGAAACGACATCAGGAAGTGCCCGCTGTCCTGCAGCAGGGTCCCTTCGAAAATGCCTCAACAGGGCAGTTCATGTCATCTTCCTTGAGTTTTTGAGACTCGAAGGTGACGTCCCGGTCTTTGACGGGTTGAACTGTCTTGCCCTGAGGGCGGAGTGGGAGCATTGGTGTGCTTCGCTCGTCCTGCGAGTGAAGAAATCGGCGGAGTTGTTTCGCTTTCGCTCGACCCTACGGTCGGTGCGTCGCTGTTTCGACTTCCCGTGCAGCCTCTGTGACAAGAGGGCTGCCAATGCTGCCCGAAGCGAGTGGATAGAGCGGATGGGGCGGGAACGTCCCATCGGCTCTGTTTCTTTCGCCAGGCGTCCTGTCTGGCTTCTTAAGGAGCGTGTCCGCGAGCTCACGGTAGGGTGGGGGAAGCTCTTGGCTTCGAATAGGGAGGGGAAGGTTGCCACTCTCGGCAATGTGTACGTGCCTGACCAGCAGGGATGTTTGGAAACGTCGAGGGGATTCGGAGGAACCCTCGCGACGGCTGATGACGACTGCCACCCAGACGATGTCAACGTTCTGCGGATTGGGGTCGCCAAAACGAAGGGTAAGCACCGAGTCGTTACGATGCAGAGCGCTCGGGTCAAGAGGATTCTTACTCCCGTCCATCAGGCCCTGTATGATCACATCAGCGGGTTTGGCTGGTGTGTCAGAGGTGACGTGGAGAAGGAGGACATGGAGGCTGTCCTCTCCGATGTTCGGACTGGGGAGGGTGTTATTAGCGGCGATTATACCGCCGCCACCGATAACATTTCTGCTTCGGCTGTCCGCGCTATCGTTGAGGTCCTCGCTGAGTCTCCTGACCTTACGGATGAGGAGCGGTCCGTCCTGACGCGGTCGTTTGAGAACATCGTCTATCGTACCCGTTCGGGTAGGATAGGCAGGATTCTCAGGGGGTCAATGATGGGAAACTTGGTCAGTTTCCCGTTGTTGTGCCTTCTTAACAAGGCCTGTTTTGACATCGCCTGCGATGTCTTTTATGGTCGTGGAGAACGACGTGTTGGGCGGTTCAATGGTGATGACTGTGCGTTCCCTGGTACTCGCCGTTTCTTCGACCTCTGGGTCGAGGTCACGGGCGTTTACGGACTCATCGTCAACCCACTGAAGACGGGTTTTTCTTCCGGAACCGTCGAGCTTAACTCTACGAGTTATTCTCGGTCTTGCTTGTTCCGTCCGAAGCCCTGTCTCTCTTTTCTCATGCCCTATAGGCAGGACCCAGAGTGCCTTCTTTCATCGGTGCTTGACGGATCACGCTTCTTTCGGGCTTCCACCCGCGCTTGGATTGTTTGTGTCGCCATGCGATACGAACTCTCCATTCGGAAGCCTGATCTGTCTGGAGTGTCGAAGAAGGACTTCCACTGGCTCCTCCGTTATTCGTGGTTTCGTCGTTGGCTCCGGGCCGACGAACCACCTATTAAAGAGAGTGGTGATAAACGGACTGTTGAGGTGGCCATCGGCCCTCCGCCTGCGGAGGTTCTCTACCCGATGGTTGAGCGGGAGGTTATCGAGCTTCAGAAGGCTCGCAATGATTTTTGGACAGGGAGGGCTTTTGTTCGCTCCCGTCGTGGTTTCGCGTGCTTCCCCGAAGCTCCGCCGCGCCACGTTCGTCCTTATCAGCGCGTTCTGGACAGGCCCGAGATCCATCGGCTCTTAAAGTCCCCTCAACCTCGTCCCCCTTTTCCTCCTCGTTTCTCCCTCGGGCCGCGGTTTTGGTCGTTCGTCTGGCCGCGCTCTCTTCTGGATGAATTGGAGTCCGTGCCGGGTGCTCTTCTTGGGCCTTCCGAGGTCCTCGTGCACTGGCTGGGCTGTTCTCCTTTTCTGAAAGTCGAGCGCGCGCTCCGGGTGTCCTTCCCGACCGCGGTTTCGTGGAAGTCGAGTTGTTTTCGTCCCCCGCTTGCCGACTTCGCTCTCGATCCGACAACAGGTGTCTACCATCATCTCGGATGATGGCCCTGCCATCTAGAGGGCTGTAGCGGTGGGCCCAGTTGTAGCTGGGAGAGCTCTGTCCTTGCGGTGATGACGCACTGCGTCCGGCCGGCAAGTGGTGAAAGGTTAGATTGGCATGTCGTGGGTGCTTGGTACCGGCCCACGTTCCGGCGTGTCAGTTGTAAACTGTAGGAGGTGCAGTTGCAGTGGTAGTCGGGAGGTGAGAAGCCCTTTCTTGCTAATCCCGTGCTCCGCCATTGCCTTTGGCTGTCTCCTCCGTGAAGTGTTGTGAATGTTGGGTTACGAACTCGGCCGCTTGCGGCTGGCTGATCGGGGTCACGAGCGCATCGTTCTCGATGGTGCGCCGCTCTGGAGTCCCAGTTCCCATGGTTCACTTCACGGAACCCACTTGTCGTCCGGGCGTGTGCTGCTGAGCAGCTTGGACGGGTTCGTCAATGCAAAACCAGCCTGCTGGTTGCGCCGTAGGGTGGCTACCCATACGGAACGACCCCGGGTGCCCCGGGTTAGG